ACTCTATAGAGATTCCTCCTCCACCAGACAGCATTTGGGCTATTAATATAAAAAGTCCTATTAAACCACCATGTAAGAAAGATGAAGTACGTGTGCCCCCGGATTGTTTATGTAGCGGATCTTATAGTACAGAAAATTTGAATATTAATATTAGTACTATAGCTGCAATAAAATTACTTTAAATAGTGTATTAATACCTATAGTCTAAATCTAGAAAGATCAATATGTCGCCAAATATCGTATACAAACATCCTTCAGTATCCAGATTAAAAACCGAAGTTCCCTATGTTGTCACTATGAGTTTAAGTGGTCTAGGAACCACAACTCGTCCAATAAATTTTGAAAAATCTAGAGAAGCTCCGAACGGAGCCACTCCAACCAAAGATGTAAAGTCTAATAATATTCAGGGTATGTCGATCATCGACACAAATTTAAGCGAGCCGATCTCAATTTTATCCGAATTTCAAGGTGGTATCAATCTGCCTCCTGTGACACAGACCGGTCCAGTATGTCAAATAATACCCATGATGCATGCTATACAGCATCAGTTAGATTTTCCAATGGATTATAATCAGTTTTTAAACTGTTTACCCAAAAATCCCAATAGTAGAAATCCATTTGGTAACCAGCATGGCAATCAGGGCAACACAGCATATGATCAGCTCTATTACCTAATAAACACAGTTTCAAATAAATGTTATCCTGTTGGTAAAAAACCATGTGCAGAATCTGAGCCTCAAACGGTTTCGGTTTCTAATGATCCAAGAGAATGCCAAGCCGATGGATGCACACCAAGCGTTAGACTAAGTTTTAAAAAATTAAATAAGCCCAATAATTTCCAATCTTTAAAAGATATGTTAGATAAGCTGGGGCCGCTACCAACAACAACTAATTCTAATATTGATGGAAGAAGACTAACGGCCGCATATAGTACTAATACTCCTTGGAATGATGTTAAAGACCTTGACGATGATGCATTGGACCAGCTTTTTGAGAATGATCCAGATTTTTCTCGTGATCAAAACTGGGGACACGCATTAACTATTACTGGATATGATAACAATGGAAATGTAGAGCTTACGAATTCTTGGGGGTCTCCGCCACAAAAAATTACGATGCCGTATAGTGACTTTATTAAACACTTTAAACCACCAGGAGATAAAGATAAGGATCAACCAGAATTAGGATACTATCCAGTGGTAACAAAATGTCGTGGTATAGACCAATCGTCAGAATGTAAAAGACTGTTTTGCATAAAACAAGGATATGATGATGTCAAAGAAAATGCTGATCCAGATAAATGTGAATGCGATTGCAATACTTTAACAGATATACAGTCGGCTACTGGGATTGGAGACTGTTTATTTTTTGAGGTTAAAAAAGTTTATAATCCAAAAAGTAAACGCTGTGAATGTCCTGATGACGCCCCCGCTGGATGGGAATATGACAGCAATTGCTGCCTAAAGTTTCTTGGAACCTCTTGGTGTGAGACAAAATGGTGCGAAGAAACACAAGAATTATACAGAACAGGGAATTGTATAGAAGGAACCGATTCTCAATATACTCAAGCATTAAGAAATAATGAAGGAGCATTTGGAGAACGCTATACTCCTTGTCATAAAAGAAATTTTACATGTACCAAGGAGACGATGCCCAGAGAATGCAGCGGGTCTTATGATGCGGAATCAATGCAAAATTTTGATAATTTTAATATAATATCACCATATAAAAACAATTTGATTAAATTGATCTAAATAGTTTTTAAACAAACCTATTTTCAATATTTATGGTGTATTCTTAGATGAAAGAATATATTCAAATATTACGATGGAGGTTTACGTGGGAGGTATTTCATTTTCTACGGGCGCTGGCGTTAGAACAGGAGCATTTACTTCTCGTTCCGGTAACAACGTATGTCCTCTTGGAAAAAAGGGCGTTAAACCCAGCTCAGATAAATGTAAGTGTTGTAGCGGAGACCAGGAGTACACCAGCTTGTCATTTAGTTTTTCAAATTTGGTTCAACCATCAGCCATTAAGTTACTCTGAGGCTTAGAGGGTCTTCGTCCTCTATTTTTTTGTATACCAAGCTTTCTTCGTTGTCTTCGGATCATACCATATGATATATTTTGTCCAGTAACTTGGCTGAGCTTATTGGCCAATTCAGCGTCACTTAGTAACGAAATATTATCTCGAATAAAAGCTAATTCAGTATCGTTCCATTTTTTATATGTAGCCATGATTTGTCCTTTTCAAGAAATAAACTAATATAGATATATATTATGGTCATATAGCCATTAGTCAAGGTCATAGAGTGATAATATGAAAGAAGATATTAAATTTATTCCATCAACACTTAAAGTTACTGCATCTGAAAACTTAGACGTTTCTCAAGATTTAGTCTCTGATGAACCAGAAAAAACAATAGCAGAGCTTATTGAAAAAGATGAAGAAAAAAGCGAAGAAGAAAATAAAGAATCAAAATAATTCTATTATTTCAGATGAAGAATTTGTATCCGTTCTAAATAAGGTTACTAAAAAGCTTATATATAAGTTTAAGTTTGGATATCATGAAGTAGAGGATATGAAGCAACAGGCGGCTATTTTTGCTCTTGAGGCACTAGAAAAATACGACCACAAAAGACCTCTAGAAAACTTTTTATGGACCCATATACGAAATAGACTGTTTAACTTTAAACGAGATAAATATCAGCGTCCAGATAAACCATGTTTAACATGCCCACTATATGATCCTAAATTAAAGTGCTCATCTAGTGGTTGTTCACAGTATTCGAATAAACTAGATTGCGATTTATACAGTACTTGGATGAACAGAAATGAAAGAAAGAAAAATCTGAATCAATTAACGTCTATATCTCAAAACTATGATCTATCATCATCTTTAGATTTAATTAATGATGCCTCTAATAAAGAAATAGTAGACCTATTAGATGAACACTTGTCATATAAATATAGAGAAATTTTTCTAAAAATAAGACATGGAGAAAAGGTTTCAGCGGCTGAAATAAAGAAATTCTCCATAGAAGCAGAAAAAGTACTAAAACTTAATAGAGAGAGAAAGGAATAGTATGCCGTCTACTCCTAAAAAACGAGGACAATTAAGTCTAGAAGAAGAGGCTTTTATAAAGAAACATTTTAATGAGTTAACTATAGAACAAATAGCAGAACAACTAAATCGGTCAACCGCCCCTATTAAAAGATTTATTACCGAAAATAATCTATATGCTTCTCCCGACGAGGAATTAGAGAAGGATACTATAAGACAAAAATTAAGAGCAAAAAGCTTTTGGAACGAGATTACCAAGCAATTCGATAACGAAAGCGGTGAACTAGATTACTTTGAAGAGATTTGGGTCAATCTTATCAAACAGTTCAGAGAAGACGTATTACCAGCAGAAGAACTGCAAATAAAACAATTTATCACAATAGACATTCTTATTAATCGTTCTATGAAAGAGCGTAAACGTCATATTAGTGAAACCGAAAAATTACAAAGATTAGTGGATAAAGAATACGAAAAACCAGAAGAGGAAAGAGATATTCCAAAGCTTGCTAATCTAGAAACCCAGCTAAGTTTTGCTAGAAACAGCATAGCCAGCTATACCAATGAATATACTAAATTATTAAATGAGCAACAAAAAATTAGCAAAGATCTTAAAGCTACTAGAGAGCAAAGAATCAAAAGAATCGAAGATGGAAAAAGCTCATGGACAGGATTAATTAGAATGCTAGAAGACGAAGAAATAAGAGAACGAGAAGGCAGAGAGATGGAAATCATGAATATGGCCGTTAGTAAGGCTAAAGAAAACCTATATGATTTTCACACATATCAAGATGGATCGGTAGATATGCCTATATTATGTCCAGAAAGTGTATCTAATAAAGATGAGAAACTATAAAGATCCTCAATATAAATTATGGCGAAAATTGGTCTACGACAGAGACAACCATACTTGTCAATGGCCAGGATGTAATTATAATGGTAAATATATTAATGCTCATCACATTAAAAAATGGAGCGATTATCCAGGACTTAGATTTAACCCCCTAAACGGCATCACCCTTTGCAAAAACCATCACAAGCAAATCAAAGACATGGAAACAGATTACGAATCATTTTTCCTTAAAATAGTAGCACAAAAAAATGCAATACGTTGACTTTACAGTAGTAATAGATACCAGGGAACAACACCCATGGGAATTAAAGCATTATGCTAAAGCTAGTCGTAAGCTAGATACGGGAGACTATTCTGTTGAAGGATTCGAAGATATTTTATGTATAGAAAGAAAATATAGTATTTCAGAATTTGTGAACAATATGGGAGAAAAAAGATTTAAAGATGTTCTAGATAGAATGTCTAAATATAAACACTCATATATTATTATGGAATTTAATTTTAGCGATATTCTTAACTTTCCTGTTGGGTCTACTATACCAAAAAGAGTATGGGATAAACTAAAAATTAGTCCATCTTATATTATTAAGTATATTACAGATATACAAATGAAACATGGTATACATGTATTATTTTGTGATTCTGTTGCAGGGGCAGAAAAGATGGCACTCTCTATAATGAGAAGAGTAGTAGAAAGTCATGGAAACACAGCTCAGTAAATCTTACTTTGATAATGCCTGGCTAAAGCTCGGTGATTTAGACAAGATTATTATCTCAGACAACCCTATGATTCATAGGGATAAAGAAGATATAGAAAGTCCAGATCTACATCTTCTAAGACTTTTACGTGATCCAAAGTTTTTTGGTGCTACGTGTAAACTAATCTTTAATATAGAATTACATCCAATACAAATTGCAATATTGCAAGAGTTTTGGTACAGACCCTTCCCAATGTTTATCGCTAGTCGTGGTTTCGGTAAAAGTTTTATTTTAGCGTTATATGCTGTATTAAAGGCAGTTTTTAATCCAGGCACTAAGATAGTTATTGTAGGCGCTGCGTTTAGACAGAGTAAAGTGATTTTCGAATATATGGAAAACTTGTGGCGTAATAGTCCTATTCTACGTAGTATTTTTAATGGTAATGATGATGGACCGCGCAGAGATGTTGATAGATGCACTATTAGACTAGGGGATAGTTGGGCAATGGCTATTCCTATGGGCGATGGTAGTAAAATTAGAGGTCTTAGAGCGCATATAATTATCGCTGACGAATTTGCTTCTATATCACCAGACATTTATGAAACAGTGGTTTCTGGTTTCGCAGCAGTATCAGCTAATCCTATACAGAACGTTAAAGATCAAGCTAAGCGTCAAGCTATGATAGATGCCGGAGTATGGAACGATGAACTAGATAAACTAGAAACGAGAACTGGTAATCAAGCTATTATTGCTGGTACAGCAGACTATGCTTTTAAGCATTTCGCTCAGTATTTTAATAGATATCGAGGAATTATTAATTCTAAGGGAGATAGAGCAATTCTATCCGATCTTTTTAAGGGCGAGGTTCCAGAAAATTTCAACTGGAAAGATTATAGCATTATTAGAATACCATATGAATTAATACCAAAGGGCTTCATGGATGATAGACAAATAGCTAGAGCAAAAGCTACTATTCATACTGGTATATATAACATGGAATACGCAGCATGCTTTACTGCTGATAGCAATGGATTTTTTAAGCGTAGTTTAATAGAAAACTGTGTAACTTCAGATACAAACCCAGTAATGCTTCCCAGCGGACCTGTGGTATTTGATCCAATGGTTAAAGGTGATCCTAATAAACAGTATGTATACGGTATTGATCCGGCATCAGAACAAGATAATTTTAGTATAGTGGTCTTAGAACTTCATCCAGATCATACAAGAATAGTTTATTGCTGGACTACAAATAGAAGCAATTTTAAAGAAAGACAAAAAGCTGGTTTAGTAAAAGAATTTGATTTTTATGGCTTTTGTGCGAGAAAGATTAGATCATTAATGAATGTTTTTCCATGCGCAAGAATAGGCATGGATGCTCAAGGTGGCGGAGTCGCTATAGAAGAAGCATTACATGATCAATCTAAATTAGAAGAAGGCGAGTTGCCAATATGGCCGATTATTGACTATAATAAAGCTAAAGATACGGATGATAAATCGGGATTACATATTTTGGAACTAGTACAATTTGCTAAAGCAGACTGGACGGCTCAGGCCAATCATGGACTAAGAAAAGACTTTGAAGATAGAACGCTATTATTTCCTCGGTTTGATAGTATTTCTTTGGGTTTGGCTATGAGCGAAGAAGGCAAAGACGTACTAGATACAGATATTAGTACTGCTTTATATGATAATCTTAGTGAATGTATTCTAGAAATTGAAGAATTAAAAAACGAATTAACTACTATAGTTATGACACAGACTAGCACTGGACCAAACGCTCGTGATAGATGGGATACTCCAGAAGTAAAACTATCTAATGGTAAAAAGGGTAGATTGCGTAAAGACAGATATAGTTCTTTGGTAATAGCCAATATGATTGCTAGACAACTATCTAGAAATGTTTCAACCACTCCCGCCTATAATATCATTGGTGGCAATCTTAAGGACATATCAAAGCAAGAAGGAGATATGTATAAGGGGCCAGAATGGTTTACTTCCGCCGCAAATGATTCTGATTTTTTTGGGGTTTATAGATAAATGTATAACCTAGCCGATCTTCATGCTTCGGAACAAATTCCGATTGCTTCAGATTCAGCAATTGTTTTTATAGTAAATAATAGTCCCAAATATTTTAATTTTTTAAAACAAGCCGTATATAATTTACAGAAGCTGCATAGAGTCAACATTTACATATTATGTTTACAATGTAGTTCAGATATAAAAAAAATATTAGATAATACAGATAATATTTCTATCCTAGATATAGAATTTGATGATCAAACAGAATATCTAAAAAAAGAGTTCTTGTCCCAAAGACATCAATTTCAATATATTAAGCCTTTTGCTATAGAGTTTTTAGTTCATTATTTTTTAACACAGAGTATTAATATTAATAATATTCTATACTTAGATGTAGATACATTTCCAATACGCAATATAAATGAGGTTATAGACGAAATAAGCAATGGTCCGTTAGTGGTTAAAGAATTGGGTATAGATTATAGAACTCTTGGTTATGAAAATTATTTAAATAATAAGGATGTGTATAGGTATTTTAATATACCAATGTCCTATGCCTGGTCCAGAAATGAACCTTGTGTTAATACAGGAGTATTGGGGTTTGATCTTAGAAGGGATAAAAAAATCTTATCTCGTTGGGCTCAAATAACGATAACCATTCTTAAAAATGAACATCTTAAATCGCTAGTTAAATGGTGGGACCAAGGATGTTTTATGCTTGCTTTGGAGTCTTTGGGGTTGAAACAAATCGCTTCAAATGAAAGAAGATTTAACTATACAGTGCTCAATCAATACATAGGTAGGCACTCTCTTTCATCTGTGCCAGCCAACATTTTACATTTTATAGGAGATACAAAAATTAATCTATCTAAAACAATATCGGATAATAGTATCGATATCGATTTTTTGGAAATAGCGGTGGCAGGACATAGTAAAGAGCAGTTTGAGCGCATTCATCCTAGGTCATATTTAAAATATGCTATAATGTCTGAATTAGATTATGATAACCCATTATATAAGCATAATAGCATAGGAGAGTCAAGAATTTTTCTTGCTAATAATTTATTTAAGGACACATCAGAGGTTGTAGGGACCGCTACTGCTTCATGGAATAGAAAGTATTATCCACATAAGATAGACCATATAGCAAATTGGCCATTTTATCCAATTATCGAAAAAATGCGTCAAGACCCAACAATAGTATTGTGTGCTACTTTATGTTATGGATCATACGCCAGAGAAGGAGATCCTCTTTGGGTTTCTAATTTTCAAAAACATTTTAGAAAAGAATTTAATAATAGTGATTGGGTAGAAGATAAGCTATATAAAATTACAGGCTTAAAATATGATGGAATCAGACCCGCACCATATGCTAACCAAATTATTTGTCATAAAACATTGTTTTATGAATTATGCCAGTTTATTAGAAAGCACATGGATACAATTATAGATAGTTTTTCTCTAACGCCAACCTATGAAACCCCGGATCCTTCTAGACCTTTGGCCTATATTCTAGAGGAACTCACCATGCTGTGGTGGTCATCTAGAAATAATGTTCAATTTGTACCCACTGTTCATATAACCCCCAATTGGTATAAGAAATGAAAAAATGAACATATAGTGTATAAGATACTAATAGTATTACAATTCTACCTCAATACAAATAGATTATGTCAAAAAAATATCCAAAAAGCGAACACATTCATAACGCGTCTCTAGAGTCTGAACAAGCCTATGTAACATGGGGCGAAGACCTACAAAGTAAAGAAAGAGCTTTAAATGAAGCCTCAAAAAGCTTATCAGAATTTGAGGTTGTACAAAGAACATCTGGTAGTGCCCGCCAAAGACTAGATTTTTCTAATCTAGACAAAGGAGTATCTGGCAAACCCGGCTTAACACGATCAGATTACGATGTTTTTCGTCCTGATGAGGCGGTGCCAGAAAAACTTAAAAATATCATTAGGACAGCAGACAATATCTATCATAGAGTAGGCTTGGTTAAGAATGTAATTGATCTCATGGGCGACTTTGCTTGTCAGGGCATAAGATTATCTCATCCCAACAAAAGGATTCAAAAATTTTATCGATCATGGTTTGAAAAGATCAATGGATACGAAAGATCAGAGAGATTTTTAAATAATATTTATCGAACCGGAAATGTTGTAATTAATAGACAAACTGCCAAAATTAGCCTAAAGGTTACGGATAAATTATATAGAAGTGTGGCATCTCCAGACCTTATTATCACAGACGATACGGAGAGGGTAGAAAAGAGAGAAATCCCATGGAAATATACTTTTATAGACCCATCGTATGTTGATGTTGTTGGCGGCTCATTAGCTTCTTTTAGTGGTAATAAAATATTTGCAATAACTCTCCCTGCCGCATTAAGAAGAGTTATTAATAATCCAAAAAATGATTATGAACAAAAGATAGTATCCGAACTACCACCCTCAATTATAGAATCTGCAAAAACAAAAAAAGCCTACGTTCTTGATAATGACAAAACCGTGGTCTTTCATTATAAAAAAGACGACTGGAGTCCTTGGGCATACCCCATGATTTATTCTATTATGGATGATATTTTTATAATAGAGAAACTAAAATTAGCAGATCTAGCAGCTCTTGATGGTGCTATCTCTAATATTCGTATTTTTAAATTAGGTAACTTAGAACATAAAATTGCTCCTACTAAAGCAGCAACAGCTAAACTAGCCCAGATTTTAGGCAATAATGTTGGTGGTGGAACTATGGATTTGGTTTGGGGTCCAGATATCGAACTTATAGAGTCAAAAACTAATGTTCACAACTTTTTAGGAGAAGGTAAGTATACTCCACATCTAAATTCGGTATATGCCGGTTTAGGAATACCTCCTACCCTAACAGGGACTTTTGGTGCTGCCGGCACAACAAATAACTTTATTTCTCTTAAGACGCTTACTCAAAGACTTCAATATGGTCGCAAAGTTTTAACTCAATTTTGGAAACAGGAAATAGCTTTAGTCCAAAAAGCAATGGGATTCAGATTTCCTGCAAAAATAGAATTCGATAGAATGGATCTAAGTAACGAAGATGCAGAGAAGGCACTCCTAATACAATTAGCAGATAGAAACATTATTTCTGACGAACTTATTCAAACGTTATTTGGTATAGATTCTGATATGGAAAAAACTAGGATTAATAGAGAATTTAGAGATAGACAATCGGAAAGATATGTTCCTAAGTCTGGTCCGTACTATAATCCAGAATTTGACAAAGATATTAAGAAAATTTCTGTACAGACAGGTATAGCCACTCCCGGTCAAGTGGGAGTAGATTTAGAAAAGAAAAAAGCTGGAGAAAAAAATCTTATAGAATTAAGAGGTGAGACCACAGCTCCTAAAATAAATACTCAGACCACTCCGGTAGGAGTATCTGGTCAAGGAAGACCAAAAAATAGTAAAGATACACAAACCAGAAAAACCAAGACGTTTTCTCCTCAAACCGGAGCATCCGAGTTGTGGGCATTGGCTGCTCAAGATAAAATTAGCGAAATTATGAATCCTTATTTTTTAGAGTTTTATAATAAAAAAAATATGAGGAGTTTATCTAGTGAGGAGTATGCTGAGGCAGAAATTACAAAAACAAAATTATTTTTTAGTTTAAACTTATTTGATACTATAGATTCAGATAGTCTACTAAGTAAACTACAACTAATAAATTCTGAAGATGTAATATCCAAATACTCAGACTATCATAAACAAGTTAAAGATATACAATCTATGCTAGATAAGTCATTAACTGCCGAAGAAAATAAATATATAAAAGCTAAAATATGGTGTACTTATTAATCGAAATGAATAATAATTACATAATAATGGAGATAAAATTATGAGTAATAGCTATGATGCTTTGACAAGTATTGGTGGTGGTGGCGGCAGTGGCAGTCAAGACGAACAGCCATTCCCCAAAAAACCAACCGCTGCGGAGGTAGCAGCTGGTCAAGCAGAACGTAGAGCAGAGAGAGCCTTAGCAATTGCTGCTCATAGACAGGCTCAAATAGAGAGAGCAAATACAAGACAGACAGATATTGCTTCTAATCGAACCGAGCAGACAGAACGGGCTCAGGCTAGAAGAGAACAAATAGATAATGTCATAGCTCAACAAGAGGTTGGCATGACGGTTAGAACAAAGAATGGAGAAGTTTTGCAATTACGAAGAGAAACAAATAGAGAGGAAAAAGAACACGCTAAACTTGCTCAAGAAAAACAAAGAATAGAAGCTAAGAAAAGGGAAGCACAGCTTGTGATTATGCAGCTAGAAGCTAAAAAACAAAAACTAGCAGACATGATTCAACGAGATGAGATGGAAATCAATAGACTTAACGATAGACTTGCTCAACAAACACAGACAAATACTAACGCTAAAACTGAATTAGCTTCATTACAGGCTCTTTACCCACCCTATACAAATCCAAACTTAGTACCAATTAGTGCAAAACGAAGAATTGCTCAGTTAAATAGTTTAATTACACGCACTGACGAGATTATATCCAAAACAACTACATTAAAAAACCAAGTACAAGCGCGTAAAAATGATTTAGACAATAAATTACAGGTTTGTGATTTTGGACAAAGAGATAAATTACTTCAGGTATGCGATTTATTTCCTAGAGAAGACCAGGTGATAAAAGAGCTTCTCGATAAAGAAGATAAAACCAGAAAAGCTAGAGAGAAAAAAACTATAGTAGAGACCGAGAAGCAAAACGCTGGAAAAGGCTGTATTTGTCCAACTGTTTATCAGCCCGTTGTGATAGATGGTGTTACCTATGGTAATGCTTGCGAAGCTCAGTGTGCTGGTAAAACAGTACCAAGTAATCCGGTTAAACCACCAGAACTACCCAAGCCACCAACTTCGGTTTGCTTACAGGTTATAACATGTGGATCTGATGGTAAAACATATCCAGACAGCTGTTTACCTCCTGGTGTTTATCCAGTTAAAAGAGGAGGTTCTTGTGATGGGGTATCAATTCCTGGTGATGTAGAAAATCCTTTTACAAGACCACCTGTTATCACTACAGCAGATCCTGTTATAAATGTTATTAAAAGCTTACCAAATACACAAAAGACCTTACCTCCGGTAATGTTGGCTTGTGGAGTAGACAATGTAACATATAACGTTGCTCCTGGAGCCATTCCCGACGGAATGTCAATAAGTGTTCCAGGTGTACCTGGTGTTGTTAGAAACAAACCAACACATGTAAAAATCAAGAATGGCGGTTCTTGTGTTGGTAACCAATATCTTGTTCTTGGGTCAAAGGTAAGTGGTATGATTAATAGGTAAATGAATAAAAATTAAATATGCTACGGCGGCTCTGATTTTTCGGGGCCGCTGTTGCTATTTTTTGGTGTAATTAGGATAATGCCGAGACTAATCAATGGATAGGGGTATTTAAATGCAAATATATGATCAAGAAATACAAGACGGTTTATCTGGCATAATTAACGACTCAATAGCTGTTAGTTACGCTTCTGTTATTAATCCAGCGTCAAATATTACAAAACATAAAAATTTTAATGTTAATAAAAGTATTGCTAGTATTAATGATAGTGATTTATATTATGTGCAATCTATTTTAGTTAGCACTAGTTGGAATAAAAATGATGATATTTTTGATAAAGAAGAAGTATGGGTTGCTAAAGACACCCCAGAAGATAAACCTACTAATTTAGACCATAATGAAGAAATTATTATAGGACATATTACTTCTAATTATCCTATTACCGAAGAAGGTATATTAATAGATACTGTTACTCCAGTAGAAAATCTACCAGAAAAATTTCATATCTTAACAGGTGCAGTAATTTATAAGGGATTTACTAATCCTGAATTACGAGCCAGAGCAGAAAAACTTATTAGTGAAATAGAATCTGGCACTAAATATGTTAGCATGGAATGCTATTTTAAAAATTTTGACTATGGCTTAATCAACAAAACCACTGGTGCATATTCAGTATTACCTCGTAATAATGAAACATCGTTTTTAACTAAACATCTTCGTGCCTATGGCGGTGTTGGTGAACACGAAAACTATAAAATTGGTAGGGTTTTAAGACATATTACATTTTCTGGAAAGGGTTATGTTGACAAACCCGCCAATCCAGATAGTATAATATTTAATACAGCACCTCTTTTACCAGAAAAATCTATGTCAGAAAAAAATGACGATTTTGTAAAAGCTGGTGTATCAATTACTCAGTCCAGTATGAATACGAATACGGAGAACAATATAATGAGTTCAGAACATAAGGTTGTTGACAACGAAGCTCAGGCTATGATCGATTGTGCTGCTGCTACTCAGGAGGCTTATGCCTTAGTAGAGGGCCTAAAAAATCAAGTAGTAGCACTAGAAGCCACAATTCAAACAAGAGAATCGGAACTAGAGTCGGCTAAAACATCCTATGCTGAACTAGTAGAACAGGTCGAGGCAGCTAAGAAAATGTCCGAAGAAGACATGATGAAAAAAGAAGAAGAAATGAAAAAGACTAAATCTGAACTTGATACTGCTCTAGAAGCTATTGCTGGTTATAAGACCAAAGAAGCAGAAATGCTTAAGAAAGAAAAGAAAATGAAGAGAGCATCAGCACTAATTGAAGCTGGTGTCGATCAAGAAGTTGCTAATGATACTGTAGAGAAGCTTGATAATTTAGAAGATGATGCTTTTGCAAGCTTTACCAGCCTATTAGTAACTGCTACAAAAAGCAAGGTCTCAACAGAAGAAGCTCAAGCGACCGAGACAGAAAATGTAGCTCAAGAATCTACTGTTGCAGAAGTTTTGGAAACAGCAGAAGTCGAACCCGCCGTTGATCTTAGTGTTGGTGGCGAGGAAGATAGTATGCAGAATACTAGAGCTGCTTTAGTAGATTTTGTGTATAGTAGATTAAATAAGAAAAACCTCAATAAGGGAGAATAATAAAATGGCTCTAAAACCTGATCGTGTCGAAGCCTACACAGACATTTCGTTTTTCATGACAACCACAGGCGAAAGAGGTGGTGTTGTTGTTCACTCCACATCTGGCGTTGGAGCCTCAATGGACGACGCTGGTGCTGTAGTAGCATATCCTACCACTAGTGCAAGTGGTACTGTACCTGCTGGCGTATTACTTAATGACGTAGTAAATTACGATCTAACCAGACAGCACATTAACTGGCATCGTGATGAAGTACAGGTTGGTAGTAAGGTTACTCTTCTAAGGAAGGGTCAAGTTACCACAAATAGAGTCGCCACTGGCGTTACTCCTGTTGCCGGTAACGATGCTTACTATGATGGTCTTGGCAGATTCACAACTGTTAACACTAACAGTGTTAAGGTTGGTAAATTTTTGAGCGGTCTTGATAGCGATGGCTACGTCAAAGTAGATGTAAATATAACTTGATATAATTAGGGAGAAAAATTCATGGCTACACAACGTTTTAATCCAAGTCCAGAGCTTACCGACCTTTTAGTGAGATCTGGCTCGTTAAAGAGAGAGGAGTCGCTATCAGCCAACGCTGAATTTGCTAAGGCTTTAGAACTTCCTCTTCGTCAGAGTATTCTTAGTGGCGATATCATCAATGGTATTTTTGAGCCAATTCAATTAGCTCAAAGTGCTACTCCTGAGTTCCCACTAGATTTTCTAGCTCCAGGCACTGAGAAGGACTTTGTGGCTTACACAATTCCTAATCACGGCTATATTCCAGAGCGCCATGTCGAGGGTGACTATGTTATGGTCCCAACGTTCGACATCGGTGCTAGCATCGATTATCTCTTAAAATATGCTAGAGATGCTCGTTGGGATGTTGTCGGCAGAGCTATGGAAGTACTAGAGGCTTCTTTTGTTAAGAAGATGAACGACGACGGCTGGCACACGCTTCTCGCTGCTGGCGTTGATCGTAATATAGTGGTATTTGATAGCGATGCTGATAGCGGTCAGTTCACCAAACGTTTAGTCAGTCTACTAAAGACTGTTATGAGACGTAATGGTGGCGGCAACTCCGCATCAACTAATCGTGGTATGTTAACAGACCTTTATGTTTCTCCCGAGGCTGTTGAAGATATCCGTAATTGGGGCATTGATCAGGTTGACGAGGTAACTCGTAGAGAGATTTATGTTGCTGGCGACGGCAGCGGTACTCTCAACAGAGTTTTCGGCGTAAACCTCCACGACATTGATGAACTTGGCGAAGGTCAAGAGTATCAATTGTTCTACGAGAATGTTCTCAATGGTAGTTTACCAGCCGGTGATACCGAGCTTGTTGTTGGCTTAGATCTCAGAAAGAGAGATTCTTTCATAATGCCAGTTCGTGAACAAGTTCAAATCTTCGAAGACGATACACTACATCGTCAGAAGAGAGCTGGTTTCTACGGTTGGGCTGAACAGGGCTTTGCTGTACTCGATAATCGTAGAGTACTCCTTGGCTCACTCTGATCCATCTCTATAAGATAGTTCTTATCTAAGAAGGGCTAGCCAATTCGCTTGGCTAGCCTTTTTTTAGGTGTATAGGTATTATATAAACAAATATACTACAGGGCGTTAAATATGCCAGCAACCAAATACGACTTTTCCGTAGAACAAGGCACGTCATTTAGAATGTCTATTACTTATCAGGATAGTAATAAACAACCGGTTGATATTACAAATTATTGCGTAAGATTAATATGGACCACAGATACCGGCATAAAACAGGTTTTTTCGAGCGATAACACAGACTATACTCTTTATAAGCTAACTATAGATGGCCCTAATGGTAAAATCACATTAATGTTACCATCCTCCACCACGAACAGCTTTAATTTTGGATATGCAAAATATGACTTAGAACTAAGATCCGACCAGGACTTATATGAAGGTGGAGGTAAACAATTGGCAAGATTACTTTACGGCAAAGTCTCTTTAATTAAACGCAACAGTATGGATAATACAGAGATTAATTGCACATGACAGACTTTATAGTATCCACACAAGAAGATAACTCAGAGATATTCCTTTCTATAGAAAAATCATCCTTTTCTGGTTCAATATCAGAAAATAATAATGTTTTAATTATTGAAAGTTCTGATCAGATAGATAATACATTAATTATTAATGCTTCTTATCTTAGTGACTTTGGTTCTATAGTTGTAGAAAAATTTGATACATATAATTTAGAAGTTACCAATATTAATGGAATTAGTCATTATACTTTACCAGATCAAATTCCGATGACTAGTATAGTGGGTAATCTACATGTTAGTCGTATAGACGGTCTAGACGACTATTTAAATTCTTACACTTTTGATTGCGGCACACCATAATATTCTTAGGAGTTCATAACTATGCCAGCTTTAACAACAATTCAATTAAGAAGAGGCACATCTGTTGAGTGGGCCGCAGCAACCAGTCCATTAGCAATGGGCGAAATGGGATATGATACCACAGTTAAAAAGTTTAAGATTGGCGATGGCACTAGTTTATGGT